CTAAATGCTGTATCATAACTTTGTATAATATGCATCAAAGGTGGTATGTCATCTTTTGGCCACATTTTCCACCACTCACGTTTAATAATTGAACCTTCTTCTGAGGTTGGTGCTTGTTGCCATTGTGCTTGCCATTTTTGTTCTGACAAAGATGCTTTCACACCATTTAATTCATCTATGTTCCAAAACTGAGGCCATAGTGGTTCATCATTCAAAACAGCAGGAAACTCGACAACTTCCCATTGATCAGCATTTTCATTTGTTTGTGCGTTTAATAATTTACCTGTAAGATCCTTTGTGGACCAACGAGTCATAACTATAACAATAGCACCACCAGGTTGTAAACGCTGTCTAGGTCCAGAGGTGTACCATTCGTAGGCATTGTCCATGGCTGTTTGTGAGAGAGCGTCTTGCTCGGAGTGAGGATCATCAATAATAAGCAAGTCAGCACCACGCCCAGTAATAGCACCACCCACACCAGCAGCAAAATACTCTCCACCAGCGTTAGTTGTAAAACGCCCCGCAGCCTTTGAATCTTGAGATAAGCTAACATTCGGGTATACATCTTTGAAATCTTGTTGGTCAAATAGGTTCCTCACTTTCCTACCAAAGTTATACGATAATTCTGCCGTGTGTGTCGTCTGAATAATTTTTAATTTTGGCTTTTGGCCCATCATCCACGCAGGAAACAAATGTGAAGCAAACTCTGACTTTGTATGTCTTGGTGGCATATTAACAATTAATCGTTTTATCTTTCCACGTGAAATGTCTTCAAATTTTTGTGCAATAATTTTGTGATGTGAACCTGCAACAAACTCTGGCCAAACTTTTTTTACAAAAGTAAGAAAGGAGGAACGGGACTCCTCTGCCAGTTTTATTTGCATTTTCCTTAATTCATATTTTAAAATGTCCGTCGGGATTTTGTCTGAAATCATAAAAAAGTTATATCATACTTTCTGTTTGTGTAAAACTTACGCTTTATACACCCTGACACGCAAGGGGGCAAATTGGGTGTGGTGGGGGTGCGTGGAAAACCATATGTAGTATGTGGGGTAATCTAAGTACCTAGATGTTGTTAGTGGAGTATCACCTGCCATCTCAGGCTGCCTGGGAAGAACTGGTAGACGCTGCTGCGAACCTGGTTCGCTGGTGATTAGAAATAAAAAAGGGGGCTAGTAAGCCCCCTCGCCGATCCAATTGGAATTAGGTTATCGGTTTGCTTGTCGTTGAACTATCTCAAAAAGTTTTTGTTTAACTCTATTACCCCATTCATTAACGTACTGAGGTGCGTTAGGATCTAGGATAATAGTTTCAACTTCACTCTCTAAGACTTTATATAAAGCCTTATAATCTAGTCCGTCTATGTGATTAGCTTGAACTTG